ATCAGCATCAGGTTGAGCAAATACAACCTTTGGTTTTTTAATTTCTTTTTCCTGAATAGTTTCAACTTCAACTATAATACCTAAATCAGATGTTACCTTAAATGTTGATGAAAATTGAGAAGTTTCGTTTACATCTGCTACTTCAGTGTTAACAACTGGCTTTTTTTGTTTTGGTGCGGCTGTTTCAACTTCTTCTGAAACTTCCTTTCCATTTGTTTTCTTTGGTTTGGTGTTTGATGTTTTTTCTTCAACTCTACCATCAGAAGTTATCTTTGTAATCTTTCCTACTTTGAATTTTTTTGAATTAGAAGTAGCGATTGATACATCATCACCATATGTTAATTGGAATTGATTATCTCCACTTTTAAGTACAAATTGTTGTACTTTATTTACAATCATAGTTGCAGAACCACTATCACCAACTATTCTGATTACTAAATTATGTCTTTGTGGTGGAGTTCTATTACCTCCATCTCTACCAGTTCCATCGTTTCCACTACCACTACCACCATCATTTCTATCTTGCCCAACATCAACTGGTCTTCTTCTACTAACATCATCAACTAATGTGTTACCACGTCCACCTTCATCAACAGTTCTATTTTGACCACCACTAAATTCACCAACACCACCAGTTGGGGTATTACCAGACAAATCTCTAAAATTAGCTCTACCACTTCCATCATCTACAATTCTTGCTTCGTTTGGATTTGGATTTAAGTTTGGTGTACCAATAGGAGCTTGGTTTCCAAAATCATTATTTCTTGATTGAGTATTTGACGTAGTAGATTCACCCGGACTTCTTTGTTGGGCTGTATAATTTGTCAATTGTTGTCTTATATCATCTACTACTTTCTTAGCCATATTAACTATTGGTTATTTCTCCGTTGTTTCCTCTTTTTGTAACAACTTTAACAGAAGCTTTCTTTAATGAATTATCGGTAGTAAGCGGTCTATTAGTTTGAATATCAACTGATTTTTGCTGATTCAATTCACCAACAGATGTTACGCCTGCTACTTTAATATTTTTAGAATTTGGTAAATTGGATAATCCAATTGTTCTATCAATATTTGGTAATCCACCACTTAAAGCAATTTCGTTTCCACTTTCTTTTGGTGGTGTTTCAGAATCACTTAATGGTAGTCTTGAAAATCTTATTTCAGGTTCAGGAAATTCATTTCCTTTGGTTTTGATTTTTTTCATTTTATCATTACCCAACTCCTTTTCAAGTAGAATTTCAAATTGTTTTTGCTTATCACTCTTCTTTTCTTTTTCTACCTCAACTACTTCTTCTTTTGTCTCCTTATCTTTTGGTTCTATTGGTTCTGCTTCAATTTTCTGAATACCTTTAACTACTTCAACCACATCAATAACATCATCCGTTTTTACATCAAATGATGTACTTTCTTTTACTTCAGGTCTGAATAGATATGAATCAATAATCTCAACTAATATTCTCAAAGATTCTCTTTTTATATCAGATACGGATAATTTTATAGATGCTTTTGTTGGTTTTGGTTTTCCATAATTTACATCATTGATTTTGGAAACTTTGTTTGAGAATTCATACTTTGCGGCTTCTAAAAACTTATTATAAATTCTGGTAACTAACGTATCAAAGTCTTGAATTTTATATTCAGCTAAAAATGTATCAAAGTATTTTCTACCAAACTTATCAATCAATATTGATGATATTTTTTGTGGAGTTATGTTTTCCAAAAACACACTTGTCAGTTGGTTAGTATCATCTCTGAACTCACCACCATTTACAAATATGTTAAATTGGTCTTCCAACAAATCATTTCGTCTACCAATATTTCTAATTGGTAATAATCTAACCTCAAGTCTTGATGGTGATACTTCTGATATCCAAACTTTGTTTGGTTCTAAATTATTACCTAATCTAAAATTCAAAAGAGTTATTTGCGTTTTAAATACACCATTATTGTACCCAGCCTCTCTTAATAATCTTTCAGCATCAATGAAGTATTCTTTTGGTAATTGATTTTTTTCAAACAATACACCTTCCGGAACCATAAAGTAATCTGAAATGTTTTCGGTTGATAATGAGATGTATCTAACTAAACTACCATCTTTTTGCGGTAACTGATTATCGGATGAATCATATACTATAAATTCAATTACATCATTTTCACCAAAACCAAAAAATGATTGTAGGTTTCCTTCTTCAAAGATTTTTCTATCCTTTGAATCAATTCGGTATCCCTTATTACCTATTACCTCTTTAAAACTTTGTATTGCCATTTTTAGTTACCAGTGTAATTTTTTCCGTTTTGCTTTCTGAACGTAATTGGAATTTCCAAAGATGTACCAGCACTTGACCTAAATATAACTTTTCCAAAGAATGCTCTATCTCTCGTTACAAATAGTTTATTAAGATTTTTAGTATTGTCATCATTTTTTAATGAAAATAAGACTGTTTGTTTTTGACCAGGTTGTATCGTAATTGGAGTTGGAGTTATCAGTAAATCACCAACTGATACTTGCCTATTTGATGAATTGTTTGGATTTATAATAGTAGTTGGATATTCAACAGTAATTGTAATTGGTGAGCTTGTAAAGTTCTCCAATTGAACACCCGGTCCATTTAACCAACCTCTATCTGATTCTGGATTTGAGTTTGATACAATTATCTGAGCGTAGTAAAGAAGTCCTTGTATTAATTCTTGCGTTCTATTTAACACCAATACTCCAAAATCTTCCGTAGTTGATTGTCCCTCTAATACAGCACCTTGTCTACCAAATAATTGGTCTCTTAAAGTATCTATTTGAGTTTTCAATCCTTCAACTTCAGCAGTATGAGCTGCTTTCAATGAAACAATCTCTGCTTTTAATGATTCGTTTCTTGCATTTAATGAATTACGTTCAACCGATTCAGCAATTCCTCTTTGAATTGCATTTGATAAATCAATGGTTATTTCACTAATCTTTTTATTGGATTGTTCCAACTGATTATTTGCAATATCAATTAGTAAATCTTTTGAATCAATTTCAACTCTTAAACTTTCCGATACCGCTTCTAATCCAGATACCTTTGAGTTTAATTCACCAATTGTTGTGTTGAGTGTTTGAATTTCAGCCGTTAAATCTAAAATAGATTGCGTAGCTTGGTTATAAACACTTCGTAATACAGTATCGGGTAGAACAGGTAACTCAATTGGAAGTAATTCAGTAATTATAATATCTACTGATTTTTTTAATTCATCTTCATTGTATTTTGGTTTTGTTAAAGAACCATACAATACACCATCCTTCAAATCCTCTTGCGCAAATAAATTTACACCAAATTCATTTTTGGATTTTATCGCCACAGAACCACTTATAGTAAGTTCTTGGAGTAGTTCTTTGTTTTTTAAACCAGTATCGGCCATAATTAATCTTTAACCAATCTAAATGTAAAGTCATCATCAAAGTAGTATGATTGAGAATCATAAATTACTTTGAATTCAATTTTATAAGTTCTACCAGCTTCCCAGTTTGAGAAATTTACTTTTATGTAGTTTCCAGTTAAATCACAACTTAATTTAGTATAATCACTAAATGGTAAAATAATATCATTGGATGCAAAATCTCTAATCTGATAGTATGATGTAGTTGGTAGGTATTGTGTAGTTGCATATGCAAAAGTATTTACAAATGTCTTTAATGGATATTTTTCTCTTGCACTAACTCTTATCTTTGGAACTGAATTCAATTTGTATTCTTCCGCAAGTTTTGGAACTACAACCATCTCATCACTTTGTAGAGCGGTTAGTGAACCAGTTTCATACGTTTGGTCATCCCAACCTATTCTAACCTTTGGTTGATGGATTGTGTTTGTTTCTTTTGAGAAGAACTTAATCTGGCCATAATCCAAAGTATCCTTTTCTTCTTCAATTCCAAATCTGATAATGAATCCATCATTCGGAATAGAACTACTCATCCAACTTTGTAGTATTGATTTAACATCAACTACTAAATCAGCAGTTTCATAATCGTATACTTTTGATGTTTCATATTGTGTATACCAAGTTCCACCAGTTCCGTTTGCATTAGATGAAGTGGTTGATGAACTTAATGAGTTTTCAATCCATTCCAATTGAGAATCACCTTCTCTATAATTCCAAGTTACACCAGCGGTAGATATGTTATCAAAACGAGTACCATTACCCATTTCCCAAGCACCAGAAACTGCGCTTACATAGAGTGTGTATTCCAATGGAATTTCATTACTTTCAGTATCTCTTAAAATCAAAGTTGCTTCACTCATAGAGATTGAAGTATCACTTAATGAAGCTGATAAATAACCAACTTCAAACTTAATAAGTGATTTAGCAATATCTTTGATATTACCATAGTAAACTTTACTTACCTCTAATATCTCATCCAATCCAGTATTTTGGTTGGGCTGTTGGAGGTAGATTGATGCGTCTTTTGATGCTGTTAAAAAGTAATACATTATTTAGCTTTTCCTTTAATGTCCGCTGCTGGGAATTTTAATTCAAAAACAGATGGGTCTAATGATGGGTAGATAATTTTGTTTTTTGTAGCTGCTTTCATATCATATGAATTAGGAGCGTAATTACCACCACATTTGTTATAAACATCCACAAAAGATACAGATGCCACACCATCAACATTTGCTAATAACAATTCAATTTCACTAATGTTTATTGTCTGATTGAACTGCCAATTATCAATATTAAAGTAATCGGTTAAATCGTTTATACAACGAGTTACCACCTCACTTTTATTGTAGTTAGCGTAACAAACAATTTCAAAATCAATTCCAAAATTAATTATAAATCCATCACTAATGTTTATACCATCGGTGAGGATTCGGTATTCATTTAAGTATCTTTTTAAGTTTTCTTTTACTGCTCTATTCAATGGAAATAATTTACCATTACCATCATATCCTAATAAATAAAGATTAATAGCGAATGGGTTATTTAATTCATTTCTGTTGGATGTTTTTCCATTTAAGAATTCTTTTACTCTTTTTTGAACCGTCTCTTCGTTTGGTTCTTGATTATCTGGAAGGTTTATAAAATCCATTACCAAATTTGTAAACTCAGCCAATGTATTTGGTGATGCAAGAATTGATTCAGGTGAGTTATTTTCCAATGTACCATCTGCAGTAGCGTATGCTTTTGCAACTGCTCCAAATTTTGCTGGCATTGCTAATGCTCTAACTTGATAATCTTTTGCAGTAACTGCTCTATTTTGAGAACCAAATGTTGCCAATGCGTTCTGACGAATTTCTTCTAATGTTTCAGCATCTCTACCACCTGTTGCAGGTACTTCGTTATCAACTGCTAAACTATTTTGAGCAGCTAATAATAAAGATATTTCGGTGTTTGTTAATCCGGTTAAGTTGTTATCGTATTCAACTCCGATTACTTCGGTTAAAACTCCCTTAGCCACATTTCCGGTAATACCTCCACCAACTAAATATTTTACAGTAATTGTAGTGTTGGCTGGGGATACTCCATATGATTTTGTTTTTAAAAAGTTTGTAGGGTCATAAGTTGAACCCAATCTATCAATTGAGTTTGGCAATCCCAATCCAACATTTTTAAAAGTAGGAATCAAAAGTTCATCATTTGCATTTGGGTCAGCTGCTCCGAATTGTATTCTTGTTGAGTTGTTCTGATTAATGTATGTAGTAAACCTTCTTGGTGTTTTTAATAACTTTAACAAATATGGAACAGTATCTTTGAATTGATAAAGTTCTGAATCGTTTTCTTCGGTGTTTGGGAAGTCCACATATACCATCTCTTGAGCAAGATATGGAACCTCATAATATTTCAAATTATTTGAATCTCTTACATCAACAATTGAAATTATGTTTGTTTCCAACAAGTCAATAGTTGTATATGGTGAATATGTTCCAAAATTAAATGTAGCTGTAAATTGCTGAGCGTTTATTGCCTGAACATTCTTCTTTACTAAATAGAATGTTACTTCTCCAGTTGTAGAATCTCTTTGATATGGTGTGATTTCTCTGTTAATATCTTCTGAAAAATCAATTATATCGGTTGTTCTAAACGTAATATTTGTATCTAAGTTGGAACGAACCAGCATACCTTCTTTTATTTTAAGGTATGACCTACTATCAGGTTGATTATTAACACCAACACCAGTAGATGGAACTAATTGGTATACCGAAAGAGTAGTAACAGCAGGTACAGCAACTTTTGGTTTATAACCCATCATTTGAGCCATTGCCAAAACATTAACTTTATCCTCAGCGTAGTAAAGTAAAGATTCTTTTAAAGTATCATCAATGTAGTATGATAAAGAATCACCAACATAGGATGCCATTTCCATAAACATCATACCCGGAGATGCATCACTAAAATCAGTATATGTTTTTGGGAAATAAGTTTTTGCAAACTCAATTAAGTTATTTCGGAATGAAGCAAAGTCTTTGTTTAGATACTTTATATCCTTACCTTTATTTTTAAAGTTTTTATTAATTTGTGCCATACTACTTCTTTTATACTGTAAAAGATACCGATTCTAATGTTGGATTGTTTCTCATTCTAAATGTAATTGAAACATAAATTTCATTCCTATCTTTTTGTTCATTACTAGCTCTAACATTTACATCTTCTATAGAAACATATGGTAACCACTTTTCAATTGCATCATTTATTGCTTCTTCAATATCTCCAATTAAAACTTCATCATTTTGTTCAAACAATAATTCTTGCAAACCACTACCAAATCCAGGGTTCATAATCCTTTCTAATTTTTTGGTAAGTAATACGTTTTTTATGTTTGATTTTATTTGTTCATATGAAGTAAATGCTTGATTAAATGCAGTGTTGCCGATTTGTATAGGTAAAGTGATTCCATACGCATATGATTCAAATTGCGTTGTATCTTTAACCGGCTTTGACCCTAATATAATTGCCATCTATTAGCCTTTATTTTTTTCTTTACCCTCTTGATATGCTGTATATAAAAGGAATCCTCCGATTACAAACACCACTCCAAAAATCAACAAAATTTCCATTACTTTTTGAATCGTTTTACTAATTCTGAATAATCTCTATTGAATGCCTTATCTAATGCTTCGTTTCCGGTTTGAACTCCTAATCCGTTTACATTTGCACCCATTGAGAAATCACCATAACCCATCTGAGCTGCCATTTGTGCTCTTAAATCAGGTTTCATACCCCCACCCATTGGAACATTTTGAGTTGTGAAAGTCATTGTTCTATCCAATACACTTTCGTTCATTGGAGTTTTGGAAAGTGGAGTTGTCTGATTTAAGATATCATTTAAGACAGGATTTTTAGTATATGCTTTTTTACCAACATTTAAGTTGGTGTTCTCATTTAAATCCATATCCATAAAGGTTGGTTGTGATTGAGTCTTTACCAACTGCTTCTTCAATTCTTTGTTTTCTTTCAACAATTTAGCAGTTTCAACTCTTACAGCTTCTTTAACCAACTTTGGAAGTGCTTCTTTTAACTCTTCTTTAATAAGGATTTGAATGGCTTTTAAAAGTTTATTAGTATCCATTATTGTTTTGTTTAGTTCTCTATATAAATATCTACCCCCAATTTTTTTGGGGATTACTATCCAATCACAATATATCCAGTCCAAGGTAATACACCTGGAGCGGGAATTGGGGTTGGAACTGATGGATACAATGATGTAGTATTGATGATTCCACTTACAGTTGATAAGTGCGTTGTTGCAGCTAAAATAAATGAATCAATAAGTAAGGTTGGTGTATTATTTGGTGGTGTTGGTGGTAGGGTTGGCCACACCCCCGGATTAATAACTGTATTTGTATTCACAGCTATGTTCTGAACTGAGCCAGGTGCTGGGATTAGTGGTATAGGAAATACATTCATAGTTGCACCACTCCAATACAATGTGATACCTCTACCCAATGCTCCCAACAAATCATATGGACCAGTAGATAAAGTTCCAGCTTTAAATGCTAACTTAAATAAAGATTCCATCGCAGAGTAATTACCTCTTTGTAATGATATTTGATTTATGGAATCTCTACCTCTTTTTATTGCAGAATCATATTCTCTTGCATATATTTCCGCTATTGTATCCGAATCATCTATTAGTTGGGGATTGGAAGCATATATCAATATGTTAGATTTAAATATACTCCAACTCATTTTAAGATGTCTTATTAAGTGTGCTTAAAATACTATCTAATCGTGTTTTAATTGATTGGAAAGTTGCTACGTTAGTTGGACCAGGTGAAGTTGGTCCCGATGGGGTTAGATATATCTGTTGGGTTATTGCATCAATAAGTTCATTTAAAATTCTAACCAATGATTCACCCCTAACCAAAGATTCTAAATTTGCATCTCCCAAATTTATCTTACCATTTCCAGTGTTTAAGTTTATATCCCTATTATTTGTTGTGATATTAGTAACATCACCCAAATTAATAGTCAATCCTAATTTGTTATCAATTGATAGTCCACCATCAGAAATAAATCCATAATTCTTTTTTGAATAAAATATCATTTCAGCATTTTTTGCCGAAAGTATTATCCTACCTGAATTAATAAGAATTTGGTCACCAATTAATGTTTGTGGATAATCTTTAAATGAATTTGGCTTTGTTTCAAAATCACCTCTCCCTCTATCGGATACAGTACCAGGAATAAATGGTAGAGTATATTGATTTGATGATATTACCACCGAACTACCATCTCTGTTTATATCCTCTTCGGTTGTTACGTTTAGTGAGTTATTTCTGGATTGTGCATTTTCGGAATTTCTAATAATAATTGTTGGTGAAAATGTATTATTAGAATTGTTATATCCAGAAAATCTAATTGATTGCCCAAATCTACTTTCAATTAAAGAATCACCCTCATACAATTTTAATTTATGAATACCAGCTTCTTTTTCAAAATAATTACCAAACCCATCATATTTGTTTTGTTCAGTTGATGTTGTTTTACTTATTCCAGTTGAAAATGATTTTTGATAATTTTCAGTTTTTACATCCTGTAGTTCACTTGGTTTGAATGTTCTGGAAATTAAAGTATCGGTAATTCTACCATTTGGAGATGCCTCCGGTCCAATTCTTCTGTAATACATTTCACCGGCATAATTCTTAAAAATTTCTACCGCCTCATTCCTTACAGGTAATGTTTTTAATGTTTTATCAAATGGTAATGCTACTGGTAAATCCTCATCGTTATCCGATATACGGGATGAGTATCTAAACCTAACTGCCCCAATTAGAGATGCATCTAAATTTTTATCTTTAATCAATGGATGATTTTCATCCAATACAACATCATAAACAATTCCAAATCCATCTAATGATTTGCTTTGTCTTTGATTTGATTGAGCTATTATAGCACTATTATCAAACATTGATTATCCTATTTTTTGTTTGAGTTCTTCTACTTCGTTCTCAATATCATCCATTCTCTTAACTTCTTCGTGAACTTCTTCAATCTCAGCTAATAGTTGTGCTCTTTCTTCTGCTGAAAGGAATCCTGCTTCTCCTTCCGATTTTGTTTCTGCTGCAACAATTCTTTGAGCAATGGTTGCTAATTTAATCAGATGGTCATCATTTTTAAGTGATGAATCAATTAAATCATTTATAAGTGGTCCCATAACAGCAACATCACCAGCATGACGAACCAT